AAAGAAAAATTAAGTTGTTGTTTCATAGTTGTCACAGACTCTATAATTTGTCTTTGATTTTCTACGTCGTATTCTTGTTTAGGCTCAGGTATGTAATTACTTAATTTAGCCATTATCTTCTCCCGTCCGGTTGTGCATCAAGTCTAAAACTACCATAACGCCAAGTTTCACCTGCAGCATCGTTTTCTATTTTAATAGACAGTAATCTTCCTCTTGCTCTAGTATCTATTTTATCCGTAGTACTTGTTATTGTAAAGGGACCTAAAGGAGAACTCGTTTGTGTGTCTGAAGGAAAATCAGATACAAACAAAGTGACTTTAGAATTACCCACTAAAAATTTATAGTCAGGCATAAATCTTCTCATTGACATAAATAGTTCCCCATCTTCAATATCAAAATCTCCCGATCTAATAAAAGCATCAATAGAAGTTGTGCCCGAACTGTTAACTTGATCGGTTCCTGTTTCGTGAGCATAGTACAAAGAAGCTCCATAAGTATTTGTAATTCCTGAAATACGTGAAAATACTGGAGTCGTTGTCGCGTTGTATTCTGTTGCATAAGGTAAATTAAATACGCCTTGATCTTGATAGGTGGTTCTAGCTAATGAACTTGTCGTCCATACGTTTTCACCAAAATTATAAGTTACAGATCTATCAATTTGTTCCGATCCTGACTTAGGATAAAACCAATTAATTTCTGTGTATAAACTATTTGCAGCTGAATAAATGGTATCTGCTGAATTATAGTTGATACCCAAGTTTCCATTATTTATAGTAAATACAAAATCTTCAACCAGACAAGGTAAAGATTTAACCGTACCATCGTACATAAAAAATCCTCCTTCACCTGACATCCAATACACTGCTCCATTAACATAAGAAGCCGCGTGTTGAGCTATACACCCACAATTTGTTCCTACCTGTCTTACTGAGAAAGTAAAAGGTGGACCCACAAATTGAATAATATAAGCAGCTAAATCAGTTAATACAAAAACATAATCCTTACCTTGAAGAGCTGCCGTAATTTTATTGCCTGTATCCAACCTAAAAGTTCCTGCTGTATTGATAGCGGTAGGAGCGTATTCATTTAAATTTTCTTGGTCCGAGAATCTTACAAACATAGGATCTTGAGTACTGGCATCACCGATAGTCGTCTCTGTTCCAAAATGAAATAAATGTCTGTCTCTGTCTGATACAAGAGTAAATCGAGTTGCTGTAGGGTTATTTGTTGTTGCAAAACCAGAAGTAGCAGTAGAAGCTCTGACTGTTCTAGGATTAGTTGCTCCCGCATCCCATGTAAATGTTTTACCATTAAAAATAGTTGCAACAAGGACTTCACCAAAATTATCTAAAGACCAGTTACCTGGATCTAACGTTACATTACTAGTTCCTCTTTCTGTGCCCCATGTAGAATCTCCCCATAGATAAGTACCCCATCCATAACCTAGTGTTTGAAAAGTAGGCCCTACTATTTCATAAGGATTAATAGATGCTGCACCAGATGCAGAGGCTGCACCACTTGCATTAACTCTCATTTGAATAGTAAAAGTATTATCGTTAGGGACTGTTAAAATTTCAAAAGCATCTTCTGTAAAATCTGTTGCAGAATATCCTGTTGGGGGAGTAACTGCTGTAAACGTCACATATCTTCCAACTTGTAAACCGTGAGAAGTTTTGTTTACAGTAACATTATCCAAACCAGAAAAAGTATCAAACGTCGCTCCTGTGATTGCAGTAGCTAAAGGAGTAATATCGTAAAACTGTTCTCCGTAATATATAAAAAGTCCTTGAGAAGTACCTATCGCAGTATATCTCTCACCTTTTAAACTTGTGAAAGCTAATTGAGCTCTAGCTGCTCCTGGAACAGTTTCTTGATTGACACTTAATTGTTGCCAGCCACCTATTTTTTCTGGTGCCGTATATCTAAAACGCACAAAGTCACCATCTACCCATTGTCCTGGAAGAGCTGAAGGTACACTTTGTTTATTAAAACCTGCTGCAAAATCTACTTTTTTTAATGCCATAGGGTTGAATATATAAGGTTTTTGTTATTTTGGTAGTATTATATTCCACTCTAGCTTAGATAGCAAATCTTGTAAATGCACCTCTTTTAGTTTATTTTCTTTTAGATATTGATGCAGTTCCTCGGTATCTACTACAATAAATTGATCTTTCATATCAAAGACCATTTTATCTGCTTTGCTTTTAAAACTACCTATTTTAATATTATTTTTTAAAGGTCTTAGATCAAATTTAAGTTTTTGATTCAATCTATTTTTAAGTATACCTTCCACATCCCAAAGTTCTTTTTGTTTTTGATTCAGTGTTGCATAGGTAATGTTTGATAAAAATCCTAATTTTTGTAACATATAAAAACCTGTTTATTAGGTAGTATATCAGATTGTAGTTGATTTCAATATATTTAAAGCAAGGGGAGCGTGTGGTGGATCTCCCCCTACAAGCTTACAGTGTAAGTTATTTTTTAATCTTTGTCAACTTAACACCTTTAAAACAAGCGGGTACACCTAGTAAAGGTCTTTTATCCAGGTAGTTTTCTTTAGCTGCCTTAGAACTAGATTTGTTATAATGTAGAAATACTTGTCCACAGTTTTTACCTTTGAATTCTTCACGCCAATGTTCAAGATCACAACCTGAATAGATCAACATATCTCCAGGGTTGAGGTCGACTTTAATACCAGCCCGACCTGTCTTACCTGTTGGGTCTAAATATATTGGCCATGACTCACCACCTAAATTTAATGTTGTAGATATTTCACAAGAGTATCTATCTTTGTGACGAGCTAGGACATCACCTTCTTTATAAATTCTTGCATAAGAATATGTCTCTAATAATTTTATACCTGTGTGTTTTTCCATAACAGGTTTAACTTGCTGGAGTAATGTCTCCATTGCAATGTCACTATAGTGTGAATAAGTATTAGGCACTTGTTTATCGTTCCATACACCAAAATATTCTGTAAAAGGAGATAGGTATTTTTGATCAAATAAAAATCTTGCAACATTTCTTTTGTTTAAAAAATATTGATAAACAAACTCTGCTAGCTCAGGGGATATAGCTTTCTTTAGTACTGTATATTTATTATTTTTGAACGACATTTAATATTCCTTTTGGTTTCTTGATTTTTTTCATATTTCTCCTTTATTTATATGGCCATCCTAAATTCCAAATAACCAAACTGTTTCTTTCACCACTTTTAACTGGACATACTCTATGCCATACAAATGATGGAAATACAACTAGTGATCCTTTAGGTAATATTTCAATACATTTTCTAATGTTAGGTTTTTTATCTGGATCTTTATTTCTAAAATCAAATTCAAGTTCTCCACCTTTATAATCTTCAGGATCTGATAAAGATAAAGTAACTGATAGTTTTCTAATTTTACCATGGTCTGGTTCATTTGAATTTTCTCTTATATAGGGTTTTTCCCAACTATCACAGTGCCAATCATAATATTGTCCTTTTTTATATTTTGTAAATTGACAAGACTCAGACCAATCCCATTGAAAATTCCATCCAGCTGATTCATTTGCTTGATGTATATAAGGTTGAATCTCTTTATAAATCCATCTATCGTTCATCCAAACAATATTAGAATTTCTTTTCTTTTTTAAATCTACAACTTGTTTTTTATTTAATTTTTTATTACCAAAACCTCCAGTAACCGCCATTTGATCTTGAAGTTGATGACCATAACGAACAATGTCATCGCAAATTCTAGATGGGATTGCTGATTTAAAATACCAATAATAATTTTCAATGTTCATGTGTCTTTATTGTTTATGTATATTAGTTTTTAAAAATTCATACAAAGTGTTTTTTTGTCCACACACTTCATTAAATTTTTTTATTTCCTTTTCTCTATTTACTATAAATTTTTTTATTTGATTTGGCATTTTTTTATTTGTTACCTCTAAATTAAAATAATTCATACCAACAGATATATAATGAACCCCTGGAAAAGAATTAAATTTATAATTATTCATATAAACTTCAATATTTGATTTTAATTCAGTTTCTATTTTTCTTTTATCATAAAAAGATTTATTGTTTATTTCTCTCCAATATTTGGTATCTCGTCTATGAGATAAAGCATAATGATATGAAACAAATTCAGCAAAAAAATTAAAAAAGTCTTTACAATAATAATTAAAGTTATCTCTATCCCATTGACTTAAATTATTTCTTTTTAATATTTTTACAAGTTTCATTAAAAACTCATGAACAGTCAATAATCCATTAGATTCCAAAGGTTCTATAAAAGCTCCTGATAAACCTATAGCACAAACATTTTTTACAAAAAGTCTTTTGTGTATTCCAACTCTCATTTTAATATTTTTAAATTTTAGATCTTTTTCGTTTAAATTTTTTTCGTTTAAATATTTTTTAAATTGATCTAATGCTTCATCATCTGAAATAAACTTATCTGAATAAACATACCCAGTGCCTATCTTGTCCCAACTTGGGATATTCCATACCCACCCATTTTGAATAGCAGTACAATTGGTGTATGGTTTTAACTGTTTCTTTTTATTTTTATATTTTAAATTAGTAGCCCATGCTTTATTATTTGGAAGTAAATCAGAATAGTCTTCAAAAGGTTCTTGTAAAGTTTTCCCTAATAATAGTGAACTAAATCCTGTGCAATCAATATACAGATCAGCTTTATGTTTTTTATTTAATGATTTAATACCATCTTTGTTTTGTTCAATAGTATTAATATCTTCATAGATATGTTTCACTCCTCTAGGAATACAATAATATTTTTTTAACCAGTCAGCAAATTTAACAGCGTCCAAATGATATGCTACATCATTTTTAAAATTAAAAAATGGTATCTCTTGATTTTCATTTTTAAATAACACATTGTTATTTACTAGACACATGTTTGGTGAAATAAAATCTGCATAATCTTTATTATGTATTTTTGAATTAAAAAATTTTTTAAAAAACCATGTTTCTTTTGAACCTATTGTATTATTTTCATAAACTTTACCAAAAGGATAATGAAAACCTCCGTCTTTTAATTTATAAAAATTTTCAAATCGAATACTTAATTTATAACTAGCTTTTGTATAAGGCATAAAGTCTTCATCTTTTATTTCTAATAAATCTAACCACTGATTAATTGAAGACAAAGTGCTTTCACCTACACTAATAGTTCCTTTGGTTGGAGATTCTATTACTGTAATATCTTTTTTTGGAAATACTTTAATTAAAGTTGCAGCAGTCATCCAACCTGCGCTGCCTCCACCTACAATTGTAACTTTCTGACTTTTTAACATTTTTCTTTATATAAAAATTACTACACTAAAAAAATTACAATGTCAAAATTAAACCCAGGCTGTACCATTCCAATCATAAATTGTTGGACTTTCAGAGGTATTATTAGATTTTGTAGCTTTCCATCCTTTAGTGTTATCTGCTTGATATGCAGCTTCATCCCAATCAATAAGATAAAACCAAATACTAGGGTTAGCTTGGTCATCTTTAATTGTTGGAAATGTAATAGGGGCTTGCCAATCGTCACTAGAATCTAATGACCATGAAGCATAAGGTTGTTTACTTAAAAATTTATTTTTTGTTTCATCATAAACATATCCCACTCCTGCATATTGTTTTCTAAAATTATTGTTGTAAGAAGTTTGTTTCCAAGTTCCACCTTTAAAAAGATTTTGACAATATGTTTCACCATCAATGTGCATATCATTTTCGCCTAATGGTCCTGTTGCTGTAGGCACATCATTAGCTATAACTACTACGTTCTCTACAACTAGATGTGTATCAGAAGTAAATCCTGTTGGGTCTGTTTGTGATTTTAATTTTGAAAAATGTGCCATAATAATTATTTTTAACTTATTGTTAATGTACCCGAAGCTGTAAAAGTAGCAATCTTCTCTCCTCCTGGATGTGTTGCTGTTGCACCACCCGGAGTAACACTTAGAGTAGCTTCAGCAGGTACTCTTACAATCACTACTCCTGATCCACCTGATCCACCAGAGTATGGATTACTTGTACCAGCACCACCTCCACCACCTGTGTTAACAGCTCCAGCACTATTGGTTGCTCCACCACCAGAACCCCCAGGAGCTCCGTTAAAAGAACTTGGTCCTCCACCTGCTCCAGCTCCACCACCAGCAAACGCTATTACTGAAAAAGGTGTCCCACCTGTATTAATAATATTAGGAGCTCCTGATCCTCCATTTCCATTAGTAGTTGGACTAGGACTTGTTCCTCCAGGGTTAGCTGCAGTTCCAGCTCCTCCGCCACCACCACCCCCTCCAGGGCCTGGTGATCCACCTCCACCATTATTTCCTTCAGGAGGACTAAAACCTCCTAAGTTTCCATCTTGATTAGCTGGGTTAAAAGCACCTCCATGAATACCTCTACCACCTCCAGATCCACCTCTTGATCCAGAACCACTTTGACCCCCACCTTTACCACCACCGGTTGCAGTAATCATATCTGTTCCTTCAGATCCTCCAGGATTAAAAACAGATGGAGTACCTTCACTAGTAACATAATACGCTGGTCCTGATCCACCTCCAGCACCAACGGTTATTGTATAATCTCCTGATGCAAGTTCTAAAGCTGTAGCTTGTAAAGGGGCAGGTCCATAACCAGAAGCTCTATATCCTCCAGCTCCAGCTCCACCACCCCCTGCTCCACCAGCTCCACCACCACCAGCGACAACTAAAAAGTTAGCAGTATATATTGCACTACCACCAACACCAGCACCAAATCCTCTTACAGATCCTGCTCCGAATGTTGATTTTAAAGGCATCTTTCTTATCTCCTTGTGTTACGCAAACTGTGTTTGCGATGCAAGAACTGTAAACGTTGCACTTGCAGTTTTAATAATTGTATATGAATATGTATCTAATGAACTAACATTACCAGCGTCCGGTGCTGCTCCGCCCTGCCATTCTGGAGTAACACTTGATCCATCAATTGTAAAAGCATTGTTGTAATAAGCTGTTGCACCCTGAGAAACAATGTGTGCTACTGTAATAGATTCACCTGTATCCATAATTGAGTCTAATGAATTTGATCCATCACCTCTAACATTTAAAGTCCAGTTAGCTGATGCATCTGTTGTAAAATTCCATACTGCTTGTGTTAAAACATCATAGTTAACTGTTCCTGTAGCAGCCGTTGCTTCAGTTGTAACTTTTTCAGCTACACTTTGAATTTTACCTTGACCGTTGAAAGTTGCTCTGCCGATTCCTTTTGGTGTAATATTAAAATCAATATTAGTGTCACCGCCCACTGCTGCAAGTGAAGGTGTGTTACCTGTTGCTGCATTAGTTATGCCAAAATTATTAACCGCTGCACTAGTAGTTGTAAATGTAATTTGCTCATTAGAGTTTTCATCTATAATGCCTTTTGTACTATCAATAATAATATTTTGTGCATTAGTATCTAATGTAGCTGAAAGTTGTGGTGTATAATCTGAAGATAAATCTGTGAATGCTGTATCAACAACATTAGTACCGTCAGAATAAACCATTTTAGTACCTTTGTCAGCTGCTGCCCAAGTTACTCCAGTTCCTGAAGTAGTTTTAA